GTGTCGTTCAGTGTATCCTCGTCAATGTGGTGAATCACCTTACCGCGAGGGATAGGACCATTCACCGCTTCCCAGATAGCGACCGACCGCAGTTTCCAGGTATTCGGCTCGGCTGTTTTAATGAAGGCGCGAACATCATCTCGATTCTTCCGAGCATATATCCGCACAGTGCCTACCGGTACGCGCTTGTGCGAGATATACCCTTTCTTAAATTCCGTGTCCGGTGAGCAATGAATGCCTTTCTTCCCCTTATTCCAGGGCGTGTCCCCTGCTTGAAAGGCATTCGGTGGCACTTGACCGTATCGACGCGGTGCATTCTCGCTGGTGAACGTATGCTTATATTGAGCGAGCCTGTTTTTAGCATGCCAGACACCACCGCATTGCTGCGAGCAGAACCGCGCGGTTTTCGCGCGGTAGTTCTTCACCTGAAACGACCGTCCGCATATCTCGCAAATTATTGTAATCATGGGTTCAGTATAGCGAGTTAGCGCCATGACGACAATAGGTGCAGGCGCTTGCGGGGTTGCTGTTTCCGGGGTATACCTCCATGGCAGCGAAACGATCATGTAATTCCTGGTTCCGCGACCACACCGCAGAGTCTGCTTTCCGGGAGATTGATCGTGAGCGGGAAGAGGCGCACGAGCGACAGGCCGCGCCGCTGCGCGCCCGTGGCTTTCGACGAGTGAGGCAGTATGAGGACGGTGAAGCTCACTCCAAAACAGAAGAAGTTCGTGAGTGAATACCTGGTTGACCTCAACGCCACCCAGGCGGCAATTCGAGCAGGATACAGTAAGCAAAATGCCGATAAGATCGGTCCTGAATTACTAGGAAAAACTAGGGTTGCCGAAGCCATACAGCGCGCGCAAGAGAGGCGCTCACACCGTACCGAGATCACCGCAGATCGCGTACTGCAGGAGCTCGCATACCTTGGCTTCGCCAACATGCTCGATTACGTGACGATCCAGCCCGATGGCAGTGCCGTCGTTGATCTCTCCAAGCTCACCCGCGAGCAGGCCGCGGCCATCCAGGAAGTCATCGTTGATGAGTATACCGACGGCCGGGGCGAGGATGCCCGCCCGGTCAAGCGGGTCAAGGTGAAGCTGGCCGATAAGCGGGCCAACCTCGAACTCATCGGCAAGCATCTCGGCATGTTCGTCGAGAAGCGGGAGATCACCGGCAAGGATGGGAAGCCACTGATCTCCTTTGCAGACTTCATGCGGGCGGCATTGAGTGATGGCGACACCAGCGGAGAGGCAGGCAGCGCTCCGGTATCGTAACGATCCGGTCTTTTTCGTGCGAACGGCGCTCAACGGTAATCCCTGGGAGAAACAGGAGGAGATCCTCCGCTCCGTTGCCGAGTATCGCCGCACGGCCGTCCGGTCATGCCACGGTATCGGGAAGACGCGCGTCGCGTCCTGGACGGCGGTCTGGTTTCTCTGCACCCACCCCAGTTCGCGCGTTATCACCACGGCGCCCACCTGGTTCCAGGTCAAAACGCTCCTCTGGAATGAAATCGCGTCGATCCATGAACAGGCACCCTGGCCGTTGGGCGGCAGCCTGACAACGACGGAATGGCGTATCGGTCCGGACTGGTTCGCCATCGGGCAGAGCACGAACAAGCCCGAGCGCTTCCAGGGGCACCACGCCGAGGATATCCTGCTCATCTGCGATGAGGCAAGCGGGATAGCCCAGCCGATTTATGAGGCATCCGAGGGGTTCCTCACTTCGGCAGGTTCTCGCCTGCTGCTGATCGGCAACCCGACCCAGCTTGCCGGCGAGTTTTACGACGCCTTCCACAGCCCGCGGAAACGGCAGCTCTACAACACCATCGCGGTGAGCGCCTTCGATACGCCGAACCTGCAGGCTGGGCAAACAATACGGCCCTATCTCATCACGCCGGAGTGGGTCGAGGAAAAACGCCTGCTGTGGGGCGAAGAATCGCCCATGTGGGCGGCGCGCGTGCTAGGGGACTTTCCCCGGCAAGGCAGCGACACCCTCATTCCGCTGGCCTGGATCGAAGCCGCGCAGTGGCGCTGGCACGAGACGGAGCCGGATGACGAAGATGTGGTGCTCGGTGTCGACGTGGCCCGCTACGGCACGGATGCCACCGTCATCATGGAGCGGCGCGGCCTGCGGGCCAGCGTCTGGCAGGAGTTGCGCTCCATGGACACCATGCGTGTCACCGGCGCGGTGGTGAAGGGCTTTCGAGAGACGAACGCCAGCGCTGCCCACGTGGACGTGATCGGCGTCGGCTCCGGCGTGGCCGACCGCCTGAAAGAGCAGGAGTATGCCGTCGCCGAGATGAACGGCGCGGAGAAGCCACGTGACACCAAATCCTACCAGAACGCCCGGGCAGAGTGGTACTGGTTGCTTCGCGAGCGCTTCAGGACCGGCGAGATCGCCATCGATCCCGACGACGACGTGCTGGCCGGCCAACTGGCCAGCATGAAATACAAGTATATGAGCAACGGCAAGCTGCTCATCGAATCGAAGGACGACATGAAGGCGCGCGGCCTGCCCTCTCCGGACCGGGCCGACGCGCTGATGTATGCGTTTGCGCCGGCCAGCGTCGGCGGTGAGTGGGGCGATCTGTTTGCGGGAGCTTCCGTTTATGGCTAATCCATTTTCGCGAGTCTGGCGCCGGATCGTCGGGGAGATCTCCAAGCTCCGCACCGCGGGCGGGTTGTCGGCCATCGGCGGCCAGGTCTACACGCTGAACAGCGCTGAACACGTCGATTACCAGCTCGCCCGCGATCTGTATTACAACCGGCGGGATGAATATAAGCTGGGCGCCGGCTTCGCCAAGCCGATCATCAACACCATCGCCGGCTTCATGGGTACGCCGCGCTTCACCATCGGTGACGAGGTGTCGCAGGAATGGTTCGACCAGCAGTACCTGGGTTGGGTCTCGAAGATGCTCCGTCTTCACCGCGGCGCCCTGACCCTGGGAGACGGCTATCTCCTGCTCGGTCGGGATGATACCACGAACCGCATCGCCATGCGGCCCATCCCACCGGACGGCGTCGATTACGACCGCGACGAGGTGACCGGCACGATCAGCCGGGCCATGATCCGGATGAAGAAGGACTGGTATGATGAGCAGCGCTTCAAGCACCAGTACACCTCCACGCTCATCTACACGCCGACGGAGATCCGGCGCATTGTCGAAGGCGAGCCGCCGGCGGGCCTGGTGAATGAGACGCGCCGCAACCCGTGGGGCTTCGTGCCGCTGGTGCACTTCAAAAACGAGGAAGACGACACCCTGGTCTACGGCATCAGCGAGCTGGAGCCGGTTGAGCCGTACCTGAAGCTGTACCATGACATACTGCTGCAGGCCGGGCAAGGCTCGAAGATGCACTCCACGCCGCGCATGCGGTTCAACATCGGAGACGTGCCCGCCTTCCTGAAGAACAACTTCCCCGACGCGCAGGCGAAGATGGCCAAGGGAGAGAAGGCGCAGATCACCCTGACCGGGAAAGAGCTGCTGATCATGCAGCAGGACGATGACGCCGGCTTCATCGAGGCGAAGTCCGCCATCGGCGACACCGCATCGCTGCTCAAGCTGATCTTTTACTGCATCGTCGACGTGTCCGAGGTGCCGGAAGTCGCCTTCGGCGTGCACATGGCATCCTCGCTGGGGAACGGCGGCGCCTCCGAGCAGTCGCCAATCCTGGTACGGCGCGTGCAGCGCAAGCGGGAGATGGTGAACGATGATTGGTTGGAAGCAGCCGGCATGGCGCTGCGCATGGGCCGGTCCCTGACCGGGCGCCGGCTGGCCGATGCGGTGGCGCTGGAATGGGATGAAGTGCTGGAGCGGGATGCGCTGCAGTTCGCGCAATCTCTGGCCAGCGTGAGCACCGCGCTCAATACGGCCATCCAGGGCGGCTTCCTCTCCATCGAGACAGCCACCGATGTGCTGCTGGAATACCTGCAGATCGCCCGCAAGTATGCCACAGACGACCCGGAGAACCCCGGCGAGCGGGAGCGGATCGTTGAAGGAACGCTGATGCGGAGACAGCTTGAGGATACAGCAGTGCTTACCGAAGAAGCCCAGCAAATCGCCCAGCAGTTGCGGCTGAATAACGAGCAGTCATGAGCACGCCTTCCGGTGATGCACGACGGTTGATCGAATCGGTGCGGAGCACAGCGCGCGACCGCGAGTATATCGAGTGGGCGCTTTCGGCACGACAGCAATACGTTGCCCTGCGCCTCCGGCAAGATAAGGAAATCCGTGCGCTCTATGCGCTGGCCGCCAGGCGCGCCGGGCAGATCGTCCGCGATGAGCAGCAGAAGAAGGGAAAGCTGTTTCCCGGTTCCAATGCACTGGCACGCCAGATGGAGACGCTGGCCGACGATCTGAATGCCGATCTAACCACGCTGATGCAGTCGTATGTCACCTCGGCGGCGGAAATCGGCACCAGCTACGCTCAATCCGTTACGGTTTCCTTGGCGAAGGATTTGAAACTCGACGTCTCGCGCGTTGAGAATATCTTCACCCAGGTCAACCAGGAGGCCATCGAAGCGAGTTGGGCGCGCTCGAAATACGGACTCAAGCTCTCCGACCGCATCTGGAATACCTCACAGCATACGCGGGATGTGATGCGTGACTTGATGCAGGAGTCCATTGCGGTTGGCCAGGATGCCGTCAAAACCGCGCGCATGCTGACGGACTATGTCGCCAATGGCAAGGCCACCATCGCGGCCAACTACCCGAACATGCAGGAGCGGGTCAACTCGATGTGGCCGAAGGGCATGACCTTCCAGGAAGCACGGGCGAAGGGCCTGTTGAAGCCTGGTGGGTCACGCGTGCCGAGTGACGTCAATTATGAAGCCTTGCGGCTGGCCAGGACAGAGACCAGTTCGGCCTTTGGTGAAGGGAATATCGCTGCCTCGCGGATCGCTCCCAGTTATCGCGGCATGCGCTGGATTCTGTCTGCTTCTCATCCACAGCAGGATATCTGCGACAGCCTGGCTTTAGCCGATCCGGCTGGCCTGGGCGCCGGTGTCTATCCACCCGGGGAAGAGCCATTATTCCCGGCCCACGTGCAGTGCATCTGCTATTTGCAGACGGTCATGGAGGACCGGGAGGAGCGGATAGCCCGCCGTCGCCGGTATATCGAGAACCCAGATAGCGAACCGGAGTTGCAGGTATGGGCACGTCGGTTCTCCCAAGGGCAGGATGACGTGTCGGCGATGTCCGGCATCAGACTGACCGCCGTCCAACGCGATGGATTGGAAAAGCGCGGGTGGCTACGGCCATCGACGCCGGAGGTGATCCAGACACGCAAAGAGATTGAGGATGGCACCAGGCCGCTAGATATTCAACGCGGGAAACAGATTACGCATATTGCCAGCGAAACCCAGTTCACCCAGACCGCGGCGGCCAACCTGCAATTCGGTTTCGCCCGGAGCTATCTGGGCACCTCAAAAACCAGCTACAAGGTCGGCATGCAGCAGGCCAAGGAAATTGTCGATACATACCATGGGACGGGTGCGCTCTTTATTGAGTCATCCGGCAACATCAGGGAAGTAATCCGTGTGCCAGATAAAGTCTTTGGTCAGTGTGACAGCTACGACGAGGGGTATATTGACACCGATACCGTCGAGATTATATATTCATCCAAGGGCACGCATGTGTATCCGGTGCATCCCGACAAAGCGAAACGACAATGAAGACCGACAGAGCATATATCGTCTGGCTACATGAAATATCGGTCAAACGCTCACGCGTGAAGGTCACCTTGACTGACGGCACGTCATTCGAGGGGATTGCGCGCGGCCCGGAGGAAGATGTCGGGGAAGAGATGCGCCTTGGTGCCGCCTTTGAAAACCTCGAACCGGTTATCGGCATCTCGGTCGGCAATGTCATCGTTTTCGCGTTTGATGAAATTGAGTCCATCGAGCTGCTCGAGGCATAGTCCTGCGTAATCCACATATTACACTTTCCCGACAGACGCCTTTACCCGGGCGTCTGTTTCGTTTGGTCTGCACCATGCCACACAAGCCTATTGACCGCGAGAATGACCCACGGTGGGCGAGATTGGGCGCATATATCCGCGACCTGATGGACCGGATGGGACTCTCCCGTTATCACTTCGACCTGTCGCACAAACCGCCTGACGGTCCTTCCGGACAGGTCGGCAATGCGGAAGGCGTGACTGCCGCGCATGTCTATTACGCCTACGGCTGTCTGAAGTGCGAGTTCTGCTTCGGCGACATCTTCTTCGAGGATTATTGCCCGGAAGAGCAGCGCCATGCCGTC